AAGGACATATTAAGACAAATGGCAGAACTCCAAGAGAGGGATCTACAAATGATCAAGAGTTAATTGTCCATGTAGATCCTAAATTATTTAAAACATTTAACAGATGAACAAAGAAAACAAAGCAATCCTTAAAGCCCTAGAACTAGCTAGCCTATCAGCTAAATATCCTAACAATGCTTACATTCCTCTATCTAATTGGAAAGATGACTCAGCTAATGCACTGACTCAATGTATCACTGCATTTATAAATTTCTCAGGCTACCAAGCTGAAAGGATAAATACAATGGGAGTGTATAGAGAGGGTAAGAAGATACAGGTAGGTGAGAACAGTAGACAGCTGAAAGGCACATGGACTCCTAGCACCTCCACTAAAGGCTCAGCAGATATATCTGCCACCATTAGAGGTAGATCTGTTAAGATTGAGGTGAAGTATGGTAAGGATAGGCAGTCAGAAGTGCAGAAGAGGTATCAGGAATCAGTAGAAGCTGCAGGAGGTACATACTTTATAGCTAGAAATTTTGATGAATTTATGGAGTTTTACTTAAAATTTATATCATGCTTACAATAACTAACGAAGATAACATGGAGCTAATGGCTCGCTATCCTGATAAGTATTTTGACTTGGCTATTGTAGATCCTCCTTATGGGATAGGTGCAAACAAAATGACATTAGGTAATGGTAAAAAGAAAATATATAGAGGCATAAATGATTGGGATAAAACAATACCGAAAAAAGAATATTTTGATGAGTTATTTAGAGTATCAAAAAATCAAATTATTTGGGGTGGTAATTATATGACTGAATTTCTTAAACCAACTTCTTCTTGGTTATTTTGGGATAAAGGAACAGGTGAAAATGACTTTGCTGATGGTGAGTTAGCATGGAGTAGTTTTGGAGGTGCATTAAGAAAGTTAACTAAGTCTTGGGTTGGTGCAAATGCAAAAGACGAAAGTGAACGGATGCACCCCACACAAAAACCAATTTATCTTTACAAATGGCTACTTGACAAATACGCAAAAGACGGAGACAAAATACTAGACACTCATCTAGGCAGTGGCTCAATAGCAATAGCCTGCCATGATTACAAATTTGACCTAACAGCTTGCGAATTAGATAAGGAGTACTTTGATAAGGCTATGCAAAGAATAAATAATCATACTGCTCAACAAAAATTATTTTAATAAAAGTATTGCAGATATGAATTAATTGATTATCTTTGTTGAAATAATTTAAATTTATACACATGGAAACAAAAACAAAAGCTGTAGTATCAGCACCTGTACTAACCCTGCACCAAAAGCTACACAAAGCTAAGCAGTCAATCGGCAAAGTAGCTAAGAATGCTACCAATCCCCACTTTAAAAAGTCATACAGTGACATCAATGCAATCACTGAGGCAGTAGAGCCTATCTTATTAGAGAATGGTCTACTATTACTGCAGCCTATTCAAGGCAATAGTGTATGCACTCAGATAATCTGTATAGATTCTAATGAGTCTATTGAGTCATGTATGGAATTACCTGCTGGACTTAATCCTCAGCAAGTAGGATCTGCAGTAACTTACTATCGCAGATATACTCTGAGCAGTATCTTATGCTTGCAGTCAGTTGATGATGATGCTAATCTAGCAAGTGTACCTGTTAAGGCAGCTAAGCCTGGTCTATCTAAAGAAAGATTTGAGGAGGCATTAGTATCTATTCAAGATGGTAAGTTTACTATCCCTAAGCTAAGAGAGACCTTTGAGCTAACTGATTTACAGAATAAAGCACTTATGTTACTATGAAAGTCTACAAAATTTGGTTTATAGATACAGTAGAGCCTGAGGGTGGCTATTGGTGGTATTGTTTTGAAGATGACAAAGGTTATCTTAGACAGGTTGGTTTTGATTATAAAGATGAAAGCGAACTAGATACTTTACAATGGTATATTGATAACGGTTATGAAATTGTATTACTATGAAATGGCATCCATCATCACTCGGAAAATTAATGACAGCATCTCGGACTAAGTCTGAGGTGCTATCTGAAACTACTAAGAGCTACATCAGAGCAGTAGCTAAGCAGGATTTCTATGGTTATAATGTAGAGCTGAATAACAAGTATATTAATAAGGGCAATCTGCAGGAGAATGATTCTATTGCTTTATTCAACTCGGTAATGTTTAGCAACTACTCTAAGAACACTGAGAGACTAAACAATGAATGGCTCACAGGAGAGGCTGATATAGTACTAGATGACCAAATCATAGACATTAAGACATCATGGTCATTAGAGACCTTCCCTGCTACTCCTGAAGAGGGTGTGAATAAAGATTATGAGTGGCAGCTAAGAGCTTACATGATGTTATATGATAAGAACTATGCTAGTCTAGTCTATTGCATGGTCTCTACTCATCCATCACTACTCAATGAATGGGAGAACTTATCACTGCATCAGGTAGATCACATAGCTCCTGAGAAGAGAATCACTACTCTACTCTTTACTAGAGACCTGGAGCTAGAGGAGGAGATAAAGGTACGGTTGCATCACTGCACTGAGTACTATGTTAAGTATATTAATCAGCTTAACAACAAATGATGACAGAAAAAACACTAGCAATCATACTGACTTTAATAGTCTATGGATTTGCACTTATCGGAGTATATAAATTAATAACAACTATAATATGAATGATTACAAAGTAAAAGGACTTATCAAAGTGATAGGTGAGACAGTACAAGTTACTGAGAAGTTCTCTAAGAGAGAAGTAGTAATAATAACAGTAGAGGATGGTAAATTCCTTCAGCACATCAGCCTACAAGCTACAGGAGATAAGACATCTCTACTAGATGGCTGTAGAGTAGGAGAAGAGGTAGAGGCATCATTCAATCTGAGAGGTAGAGAATGGCAGGATAAGCATTTCAACTCATTAGAGTTATGGAAAATAGAAGTATTGACTGCAGCTGCAGTAGCTCCTGCTCATGTACCTGATAATCCTGGAGATGATCTCCCTTTCTAAGGGACAGAGCCTTAAGGACTTTATGATTAAAGAGACCAAGTCTAAGCTCACCAATAGATATAAGCTCAGTCATTATGCTGAGGATATCGGAGTCTCTTACTGTAGTATTTGGAGATTCACCAATGGTAAGGCTGTGAATGAGCAGTTCTACCTCAAATGGTGGAAAAATTATCTAAATAATTAATAACTTTATGGCAGTCTTATGGCTGCCTTTGTTATTTTTGGCAGATGAATATACTAACCTACATTGCAATATCATGGTTTCTAGTAAACTTTGAGCCATTACAGCTACTGATAGACTCAATCTATAGCAAATTCAAGCCTAGCATTCTAGTAATGTATCTGCATTCATCTGCTACCTGTATTAAATGCATATCTTTTTGGCTAACATTAATCTGCACCTGGTCATTCATTGAAGCAACTATTGTAGCATTACTATCGTTTATATTACAGGAATGTTTACAGAAGCTGAGCAAGTAATAATAGAATATGTGTTTAGTCTGCCTGAGAAAGAGCAGTCCTATAAGACTCACTTATTAAAATTGAGACCTATTAAGGTAAGACTCACAGAAAGCCCTGACAAAGAATGCTTTTGTGGTAGTGTGAGGAGAAAGATATGGCTTAAGGATTTCAAGCAATGGTATGAGACCTATACTTGATAACTACATATCAGCTCACTACAAAGAGATAAGGAAATATACTAACTATTTTCTAGTAAGAATGAAGTCTACAATATCTGCCGATGCTGTAATAAATAACTCTTTTCTATATTTATGTAATATAGATATAGAGGTGACTGATCCTGGTAAGGTGAAAGCATATCTATTAAATACTATTAAGATGCAGATTTTATGGTCTACATCACTAACTAATAGGCAAGAGAGAGTGACAGCTACAGATAGTACTATGCCGATAGTGATGGATGACGATACTGATTTGTGGGATAAGATTAGAGAAGATATGCAGTATCAAAACAATATGGCAGTGATTGAGACATATAGAGGGAGGATAACAGATAGAATTAAGCTGATAGTATTTCAGACTTATTTTGATAAAGGATACAGTACAGCTAGAGCAATGGCAGAATATTTTAAAATACCTGTTACATCTGCTCACTATTGGATACAAGAGATAAAAACCGATTTAAAAAACTTAAGAGATGAAAATTAAAGATGAGTACATAGGAGCTAAGATCTCCCACAAAGGTAACAGGATTACTTTAGATGCTAATAGATATGATTACTTTGTATCTATAGGATTAGGCTATATGTTTGAAGAGCCAACAGTATCTGAGCCTAAGGTAATAAAGTATAAAGCAGTCAAAGGACCAATACCTACTCCTGTAGTAGATGAGCCTGCTGTAGAATCTGAGGAGGATGGCACAGAAGCAGAGTAGCATATCATTCTGCAGAAAGCCTAAGGTTAAAAGACCAGGTGTTCATGCTAAGAGTAAGACCTCTAAGCTGAAATCAAGTAAGAATTATACTAAGCAATACAATAGACAAGGATAATGGCAGGTAGACCGAGAACACTAGAATCCCCTGAGCAAATGATGGAGCTTTGGGCTATATATAAAAAGAAAGTTAAGGACAATCCTAGACATTCTTACAGCTTATCTAATAAGACAGGAGAGATAGTAGCTATACCTTTAGAAGTACCTTTGACATTAGATGGATTTGAGGTATGGGCATTTAAAGAGTATGGTGATATCCATAACTATTTTGATAACTCAGGAGATAGATATTCAGAATATA